CGACGCCAGACCTGATCTCGATGCCGGGTTGGCCGGAGCATTTTCCTGTTAGAGTGAAGCTACCTCCAGTCTGGTTGCTGACAAAATAGAACCGTTTCCTGGTTGGGAAGATGACGCTGCGATTGGCAGTCTTGGTCCCGGCAAAGGTGAACCTTAGGCATTTGATGTCCGTGTCCGTCAGCGTCACATTCGCTGTAGTGACGGTGATATCCGTGGTGGCGGTAAGCGCCTTCTCGATCTTGTTGAAATTATCGTCCGCAGCATCGCCCCAATTGGCATAGCCAGAGCCAGCGCTTTCGCCCAGCAGGAGATCGATAAGCTGGAGGTCGTTGGTGAAACTGCCCATTAGTAGCTCTCATTCCATTCGAAATCCAACTCGATGCCGCGCAACGAATTGTCGGATTCAACCTTGATTTCTTCGATCATCTGAAGCGCTCTGGCTTCGTCACGATCGAAGGTATCGAATTCTTTTCGCGCCTCTGCACTGATCATGGTGCACACGCGCCTGACCAATGTCGGGTATTTGGTCGTCAGCCAGTTGGTGGTGTTGGACGAACTCAACGCATCCGGGGTCTTGAAGAACACCATTGAAGCCGTATAGGCCTGGTCCGCCACGGTGTTCAGTTGGATCAGATCGTTATAGTCCGTCCAATAGGTCGGCAGCCCTTCGGGAAGAGTTGCCGTTTCATCGAAGCCAAGATTGGTCCTGAACCACTCGACATCCTTGCGCCTGATCCTTGAGATGAATCCGGGGATGCCGAAATGGAGCGGATCGAGATAGCCTGTCGGGAAAGAGGCGGTTGACGCCCCTTGCGCGATCGTCACGCTTGCTGAGGTCTGCATTTGCCTGACGCGAAGCTTGGAATAAATCCACGCCTGCGCTTCTGTCAGGATGCCGGCGGAGTCGATACGGTCGTAGTTTATGTGGTATTTTATGGAACCTACGACGGTCTTTTCCCCGACAAGCGTATCGTAATCCATCAGCGGCCGACCTCATCGGCACCGACGATTGCGCCATCGATCAGCGCAGCAAGAATGGTCTTGGCGTTGGAGACGTCAGCGTTCGGCATTGCCTGCTTCATCGCCTCTTTGACCTTGAAGAACGGGTAGTTCCTGCCCTTCGCCCAGGCAACGAGGTCAACAGCTTCATCTGGTTGCGGTTCGATTTGTTCGACGGGGGGCCTAGGGGCGGATTTCGCCGCCCCTGATGCCCGCGCCGGACCTTTGATGAACCTGCCGTCATGCCCGAACACGCACCCGTCCTGTTCGAAACGGGAACCGTCTTCAAGCGGCGGATAGATCGTGCCGTAAGGCCGGCTCATGTCCAGTCGCGGATCAGCCATGGTCAGACCCTCACTTGCCGCCCGGCACGGAGCCGGAAGTGATGGAGTGGCTGAGGTTGTCACGGCCGCCGCCGAAGCCCTGATTCTTGAGCTGCGTGCCGGCGTCGGTGCCCTTGACCTGGTAGTCGGAAGTGTCAACGGCGGTCGACTTGTAGATCATCTTGCCGTTGGCTGCGGGCATTTTCACAGTGGTGTTGTCCATGATGTTCAATCCATCAAGTAAGAATCGTAGAGAATGTCGGTGTCGTCCTTGAGCCCCGGAGACACGTCCGTGCTCTTGTTCCAGAGTTCACCGTCACACTTACGATCGAAGGTTTCACGATGACGGATGGTGTATCCGTCTGTGGCTGCATTCTTCCCGCCGGTCGGCGCAATCGGCTTTTCCGTGTTGCGGGGATGACGGGAGACATATCTGCGTTTGTCTTCTGACATCGCATTCTCCTTTGATGATGGCCGCCCGCCCGTGAGCGAACGGCAGGGGCTCAGTCGGCCCAGTCGATGGTCACCTGGAATGTCGCAACGCCAGCGGGAGTACCGCCAGTGGGCGCAGTCGAGGAGATCTTGACCTGAGTATCGGCCGGAATATCGAGCAGCGTCGTGGTCACAGTGGACACACCATCGTTGGTCGAGATTGCCACGCCGGCCGCAGTCGTTCCCATCGACAACTGCTGATAAGCGGTTGCGGATGTGGAATTGCCGATGTCGATGCGGCCTGCCGTTGTCGTGGCGGTGAAGGTCGTGGTAACCGATGCGTGGATTTCCACGAGATGGCCAGTTTTACCCTTCGGGCCAATGATGAAACGGGAACCAGATGTCCCGAAGTCAATGGCCGAAAAGCTGTAGGTCCGGCGGTTCGGATTGGAATAAGACATTTCCAATGTCCTTTCGATTTGAAGAAATAGAAAGGGCGGGCGCTAACCCGCCCCGCCGGATCAGGCAGCTGAATCCCAAAGGATCACACGTGCGTTGGTGGCGTCCTGATGGGTCAGGCCGGCGCCGCCAAGGTAGTACCAGGCGATGCCCTTATCGCGACCGTAGTCACCGGGCAGCTTTGCACGGATTTCCTCGGGGATGGCCGGCGCTTCCAGAACGGTATCCGAGCCCATGAACAGAGCCCAAGAGGACTTCCCGTTGTTCCAGTCATCGGCAACGGCGTCATAGACGTAGTTGGCGGAACCGGAGGTCAGGTTGAACGCCGCGTCATTGGCGTGACCCTTCGGGATTTCGTTCTGCTCGATCCAGCGGATCGATTCGTAGCGGCCGACTTCGCCCTTGAAGATCAACTGGATACCAGTCTCGCTGTACTGGTGAATGGTCTCCAGGCTGTTCTTGAAAGTGCGCATCGTCGTGGCATGAGTGACCGCAACGTAGTCGTCCCCATCATACGCGGGCACGTTACGATCTTTCATGATATCGGAAATGGCCTTGATGTGGCCGGTGCCGAGTTCGACGTTGTTGGTGGTTGCGGTCGCGCTGTTGGTGGTCAGCGTGACAGCGGTTGTTGAGGTGCCGGATGTCGGCGCCACGCGAAGCGGCGTCTGGAACATCTGGTAACCGACGAGACGGTCCAGCGTTTGACGTGCGTCGTCGCGGAGGGTCTGGTCGATGATGTCCTTGACATCGATTTCCCCGAGGTTCTCGAGGAGGCCGGTGTACGGTACAGAGTTCAGTTTTGTTATCGCAGAGCCGTTTACTCTCTGCCTCTGCACTTCGTCAGTGCAGCTCGGACTATATCATCACCAATGGCATGGTGTAGGGCGCTCGTGGACGGGTTATTCTTTCGTCACCGTCTAGTCTCTGGACCTTCCGCATCCCTGAGCCTTTCGGCCTACATATGCGGCTTGGCTGCTGATTACCCTCGCCTCTCGGCGGAGGGGCTTCCCAGCAATTCACCCTATTTTTCAAGATCGGGTAGCGTCGGGAGACACTGAACCATCCCGATCAGGCGGCTAATCTATAACCGAATTCACCGATGGTCAGGCTTGCCTGGCCGATGGTGAAGTTTGTTTCCGGCATGCTCTGCTGTTCATCGATCGGGCCGCCGCGCTTGTTGAGCTTGGAAAACCGATCCCAGCGGAAGGTGTTGCCCTTGTGCAGGCCGATTGCCTTGTCGGAGGCGTCGGCGAGATTGCGGAGCTTGGTCCGCGGCTGCAGTTCGAAGCGGAGGTGGTCAGAGAGGTTGTCGGAATAGAGATAACCGCCCTGGGTGTTGACTGACCAAAGTTGTCCGGCCATGTCGTCGTCCTTTCAGAGGATGACGGGTTACCTGCCCTTTCTCGATGCGCGCATTTGCGCCACCACCTGACGATACTTTTGATTGGTAGCGTCTTCGGTATTGGCGGGCTGTGCGCTGTCATTTCCGGGGGAGATGTTCGCCCGTCTGGGTTGGGGAGCCATGGCCTGCTTTCTTTCGATGCGCTCGGCCACGAAGTTTGAGTTGTCTGCTGGGGCCGGGGCGGGAGCGGGCTTTGCCTCTCCACGTTGCGGTTCCGGCATTCCGAAAGCTTCCCTGACGTTCTTCGCCGCTGTCTTCATCACCGTGGGGGCAGCGGGAAGTTCCCAGCCCTCCGATGCCAGCTTGCGATAGACAACTCCAATGGCCGCCTGTGGGGCGAGGCCATGATGGCGTGAGTATTCCTGAAGCTTTTCAGGTTTCACGCCGATCGCATAGAGGTTGTCTCGCATCACTTCGACGGTGGAGTCGAACAGGACTTCCAGCCGGCGCTGCGATTGAGAGAAATCAGGGTTTTCGGAAACGAAGTCGTCAAGCACCTTCTGAGTTTCGGCTTGGATACGAGCGGTCTCCTGCGCATGCTGTATGGTAGCAGCCATGCGGGCATCGACGTCTCCGAGATTGGACCTGACTGTTTCCAGCACTTGGTCCGTAACCTGTTTTCCGAACTTCTTGAGGGCTTCCACGCCTTCTTTGAGATCACCTGTCTGGATACGATCGATGATCTCGTCCAACTCTGCGTCCGTGGCCGGTTTGGTATCCTCTGCCGGGGCATTCGCTGGTTTCGGCTGTTGCTGAACGGCCTGGCTTTGGTTGGCCATTAACCGTTCAACTTCAGCCAATCTCTGTTGCGCCTGAAGCTTCGCCACCTTGGCGTCTTCGAGAATGCTCTCAGAGGCAAGGGCCTTCTGGGCAAGCGCTGTGAACTGTGCATCGTCAACTTCGACCTCGCGGCCGTTGACTTTGAGCTTATGGCGCACTGGCGCCGGAATGTCTTCGGTCTTGACCACTACAGGAGCGGCCTGTTCCACTGGCGGCGGGGTGCGCTCTTCGCGGACTTCCGCCTGCTGTGGTGCGGGGCGGCTTTGCTGCGCCTCTTCCGCGACGGTCTTCAGCGGCACATCGTGCCCACTGCGCTGCGATTTCAGCTTTTCGACAATTGATGCGCGCTTGTCGTCATACTTGCCGCCCTCGCGGGGCTTCTTCGGTTCTTCCTGAACTGCGGTCGGGGCCGGTTCAGCCTCGCGTTGCCGGGTTTCGACAACTTCGACATTATCGGCGGTCGGGATGAGATCGCGGACATCATCTTCCGCCGCCATGTTTTGATTTTCGCCGGCCATGTTAGGAATCCCTTTCTTCCGGTTCGCCTCTGATCATTGATTGCAGCCATGTGCCTTCCTCCTCGGAAGCGCCATCCATGGCTGCTGCTCCGTTCTCAAGGATGGCCTGTATCCATCCGACAAGCGCGTGATAGCGGGTGACTTCCCACTGCTTCTGCGCGACGTCTTCAAGGGTGTCGAACTTGCTGTGGATCAACTCGTCCATCGCAGCGAGCGCCTCATCCCGCGCATGAATAAGCAGGGTTTCGAACGCAGCGCCCCGTTGGAGAAGCTGTTGAATTTGCAAGCCGGCGTCTATCGCGAGGATGCGAGCAACCTCGTCGTCCATCAGTTCTTCAAGGTCTGTCATATCGCCTCTGTTTGTCGTGGATCGCTATCGCGCCTGCGGGAACTGTGTAACCTGCGCAGTCTGTGAAGGCTGCTGCACAATCTGCCGCGGCTGGGCCGCATGTCCTGGCACGACGCTTTCCAGCAGTCGCATGATATAGTCCAGGTTCTGTGTCTGCTGTTGCTGGTTAATGCTCATTTGCGTGATCATCTGCTGATAGGCGAATTCACGCTCTTGCAGAGAAAGCTTCTGCGCTTCGACGTCAGCCTTGATGTGCTCGATCTGCAGTTTCGTATCAGCGTCAAGCTGGGCCTTGCTCATGGTGCCCTTCTGCTTGAGCATCTCCAACTGGGCCTCAGGCGGCGGGCCGTCGTCCTGCTTCGGCGGTGCTACGGTAAAGAACCTGTCACCATCCTTATAGCCGCAGAGTCCCCATGCTTCCTGCAGGAGGGCTGCACCGTTGGGCTGGATGCCCTGCTCCTGAAGCAGCGGGGCCAAGTCCTTGGTGATATTGACACCGCCCATGAACTTCTGCATGCGCTGCGTGGTGTCGAGCGCACCGATGCCGACATTGACCTTGACCGCTACTTGGGCCTTGTCGAGATTGCTCAGAGCATCGTGGATCGTGACAGGCAGTTCAAACGGGTTCTGCGCCTCTTCGGCGTCCTGTTGCTGCCCCTGTGGGTCGAGCGGCTTCTTGCTGCCACCTTGGCCTGCTACCAGGTTTTCGATCAGTCCGGCGCGATCGCCGGCAACGGAGATCACGACCTCATCGGATTCGTAATGCTTGATAAGTTTGACGACCTGAGAAAGCACGGGCTCAACCCAAGTCTCAACCCAAACCCTGAGATCGAATTCCGTCAGAGCGCCAGCAGAGGCGGACAGCAACTGCATCCCGCCAACGGTCTCATTGAGCATGCGGTTAGATTGAACAGAACCTTGAGCAAAGACGCCAGCAAGCTCGTCCATGTCGTTGGACATGATGTTGACGGCCATCTGCGAGTTGCCATCAGGTGAAGGCGCCCGGTCGAAGGTGACATCATCCATGGACTGCACGAGGATTGCCGCATCAGGGCCGCGGTTCTGGACTTGCTTGAGATCGACGCCCCTACCCTTCATGATCTTGGTAATGGGCGAGATCGACATCTTCATCGCATCTAGTGCAAGGTTGGTGGTGTCATTGATCTCCATTTGCAGCGGCTGCCAGCTTTCGACCGGCGCCATTGGATGCGTCTTGTGGGCCTCAAGGGCACCGAGGCCGCGGACATATGGCCTGTCGCCGAACTGTTCAGGATAACTCTCGATCGTCGGTCGCGGATCGCTCAAGAGGATGTTGTCGCCCAACATCCAGAAATGCCAGTCCTCGCCGTCCTTGCGGTAGAAGACTTCATACAGCCAGACGGTTTCGTTGTCTTTGCCTTGAAACGCGCTGTCATAGGGGTCGATGCCATCGCCACGGGCACGCCTGACCGACGCGGCGTTGTCCTGCTTCTGCGCCTTGGCCTGGCGAAGCTTGGCAAGATCGATGTCGTCCCGCCACTTCCCACCACCCATGACGTTGCGGGTCGCCTGCTGCGCAATTATGTATTCGACATCGTCAATGCGCGCCGGCATGGCGGCGATAAAGAACCCGCCCTCTTGGATCGGATCGCGCCAGTCGCCTGTCCTGTCGATTAGAGCATGTTCTGGCGGGATGAGCGTGATCATCGGCCGATCACGAACGATGTCGACCGTATCCTGAATACCTTGTTCAACACTTGTCGTCATCACCGGCTGGCCAGTGGCCATGTCGATGATCGGCATTCCGGTTTCGTCAAGCGCCATGGTCTGTGTCTGGATATCGACATAGGTAGAGACGACGCGCTCTTCGTACTCCCAATATTGCTTTGAAACGCAAATGCCCGTGAGTTGAGTATCCTGCCTTGCACCGATGGCGGTGAGGAACCAATTCGGGCCGGCCCATTTGTTTGATCGGTCGAGGCGATAGTTCAGGTCCTCGTGCAGGAACCTCGCCATGGACATCTGCAGCTTGTCGCTGGCGCGCTCTGGCGTGATGGACACCACATCCTCTGTCGAGAACATGGAAGCCGCTGCGGTGGCATCGTTCTTGCGCACAGCCGCCCTGGTCTTGGGCTTGAACAGTTTCGAGCGCGAGCGGTAGCGATAGGTGTCATATTTCGAGCCGTTGAAATGCCGGTTTGCAAATGCCCGATAATTCCGCGACCATGCCGCCTGCAGTTTTGAAGTCTGGTGATCCTCGGCCGACTTCTTCGCGTTCTTGAACAGGTCGATCCACTGCTTGTCATCGGCGGGAGTGCTGTCGCTCTGGCGCGTGAAATCCTCGCCTGGAACGCGGTTATTTGAGGGGTTCAAGATGACCTCGTCCGTTGCCGATGGGGAAACGCTCCAGCGCGGCGCGCCAGTGGTCGGTAGTAAAGCCGGAGCGGGGAATGTTATAGCGCTCCAGAAGCTCTCCAGCGCCTTTGAGGATGGTTCTCCTGCCGCCTGGATCAGTCAGGACATCGCGGAACTTCACCACATACCAGCGGTCAGGCGGCATGATGCCTCTGATCTGCAACTGGATCACGGCGTTGTACTTGTCGCCGCGGACTTCGACAAACCACGGATAGCCGGGATAATGGCGGTGCAACATTTCGCCCGCCCATTTGGCCGTCTCGACCTCCATGCGGCCGTATTCGTTGCCGCCATCATCGCCGCACTCGTAGTTCAGTTTGAACATGGTCCGCCTAATTCCCGGTCACATACCGGCCATAGAGATCAACGACATAGTTGCCATCGTCATCCGTGACCCATTGCGTGTATGGATTATCGAAGAACTCATCGTAGAGTTCGGTGGTCTGATAGGTGACGATCTCGCCGTTGTAGAAAACGGGGATGCCGAGATATTCAACGCCGTATAGAAAGGGCTTGTAGTTCTCGTAGATGTTATGCCCGAGGAATTCCCGACCATTGGAGAAGCGATACTCAGCCCGGTTGGTGTTGCGGCTGGTCGTGTAATAATCCGGGTCCGCCTCTAGCAGAAGCGAGAGGTAGGAGCGTTCGACCAGGCGGGCCAATGGTTATTCCTCAGTCTCGACTGTCGGCTTGTTGGCAATGAACCCGGCCAACTCATTAAGTTTGCGGATAGCCCAGTCTCGTTGCTCTTCCGTTTCAGCCCCGCACCATGACGTTGAAGAGCCGTCTTCAAACCATCCTGCCACTAGGGCGATTTCGTCGGATCGAGCGGCGATCTTCTTAAGGACATTGCGCTTGGCAAAGTTCACGTTGCCGATCGCAATAACCGACAGACTGCCGCTGTTGTCCTTTTCAGGCGACCTCGGTTTGCTTTCGATGGGAGTCACCCACTCGCCGGCATCTGAGATTTTTTCACAGCCGGCACACTCGCACGTCTGATCGTTGTAAAGGTAGAACGTCGAGCATCCGCAATGCCCACATGTCCAGATCAGGCGCTCGCGCTTGGGGAGGTCGACAACGTTGCTCATGCCACTTCCACGATTTTCAACGGTTCGCTGACTTCGTAACTCGGGAAAACGCCAAGCGATGTCCGGCCATCAAAAACCTCGTAGTCAACCGTTCCCTCGCCAAATATTACCGATGAAATTGATCCACGACGGCGTCCCACACGGACGTTCTGACCAATCTGAAAACGGCTTGGGAGCTTTATGACGTTCGGCATCAGTGCGCGGTTACTCATGCTGGCACAAACCCCATCAACTGCCCGCGAACCTCAAGGCTGCTGCGCATAGCCGCAACGCGGTTCTCAGCATCTTCCCACGAGTAGGCCCAGACATCATTTGACCAGGTGTGGCCGTCCATCTTGTATTCGAGCGCAAATAGATAGAGCGGTCGGCCGTAGTCATCCTTGCGGACGCAATCTGCGTCTGGCTGATCGCGTGCAGCGCGCTCATGCTGGAGGTCAATGATATCAGTCATACCAGCACCACCGCAGAGGCCGTTCGTTCTGTCGTCTCGATCTCTTTGATTTTCAGCGCCCAGACCTGTTTGTGGCATTGGTAGCGCGACATTTCTCTCTGCGTTGTGCCTGCGAACAATGTGATCATTTCAGCTTCCTTTCGCCTCATCGCTCAAATCTGGCCGAGCCCCAAATGCCCTGCGGTGGTTTTCTGAGAGCATGTCAACTACGTCCCTTGGCCTAGCCGCGAGTCTTTGCGCCGCCATCCTCAAGGATTCCAGGCGCTCATCATCAAGGGTGACGCCCCGCCCGTAGTCATGTTTGCGCCAATCAAGGCCAAGCTGTTTGCTTTCAAGGGTGGCTGCGGCATTCTCCGCATATGCCTTATCCCAAAAGTCTCCAGTCAGTGCATAAACCATTTGTTCGCCTCAGTTGATCTCAGCAAGCGGGACGCCTCGCCCCCGCTTTATGCATTCTTCCGTCCATCTGATCCGACGCCGCAGTTCATCTGATGAGTAAACGCGGCGCAACTCTTCGACACAGCGCGCGTTCAAACGAGCCTCGGCAGGTTCTGGCGTTGGCTGAGAGCGAATTTGCTCAATTGTCAGATTGGATAAAGCGAGACCATATGTGTTCAAGTCTCGGTCGCATATGGCCCGTTGCCAGTCTTCAAGCATCTTCGCCTCACGCATCTTCCGGAATTTTTTCTTCCGGCAACACCTCGATCACAGCCGCAGCCATCGGCTCCATGTCGTAAATCCGGCTCACGGCATCGACCAGGTCGTCATGCTGTGCGAACGGGAAGAACATCATTTCATCGATAAGCTCGCGGGTGAGATCGTATATCTCGCCGGCTTCGTTCTTCCGTTTGATAGGAGCGGCGGCGAGATAGCCCTGCCCTCTTTCCTTCATGCGCCTGACTATCGCAGTTTCGCCCCGTAGCGGCTCATAGCGCATGATCTGTTGCTCTTCGTCCACTGACCACTGGCAGTCGCCTTGCCCCTGTACATGGACAAATGCGGGGAAATAGAACGTTCCGAACTGGACGTCAGGCTGCAGCCGTTCGACGCGGTGCTCTTTCGAAGCCCCGCCTTCGCGAGGCCACGCCAGTTCTTCGATGTTGAAGAAATAGTTGTCGTTGCGCATCCGCTCGGTGAAATACTCATCATCGGATTGCTGCCCGAAGCGCTCGTATCCCACTTTCAGAATGCCAACGCCTGGCATCGCGGCCCACTTCTTGTGCAAGTGCTTCAGGTTATCCCACCGCTGGGAGAGCGTCATCCTGTGACAGAAGCCGTCGACCAGATACTTCTTGCCCTTGGTATCAATGGCAATGACTGGCATTGCCGTGCGGTCTGATGTTGCTGTCCGGCCCCGCGATGGATCGGCCATGATGTAGACGTTTACCGCCGCTGGGCGGACTTCCCAGCGCTTGAACCATGTCGGCTCGAAGGTGCGCTCCTTGCCCGATAGCGGGTTCTGGAGCATCTGTGCGGCGAGGGTGGATGTCTGGGCCTTCTTCTTCTTCTCCCACACCTCAGGATCAAGGAAGACGGGCTTACCATCAATCCTGCCGTTGTCCGTGGCCGGGTATTTCCGAACCGTCACAACGCCTTTATTGATGATCTCAGCGTAGGAGTCCGCGAAAGAATATCTTGTACCAATGTGCCACTTGCGGGCATCGTCGGCGCCGAGATTATCCGAGAGTTCCCACGACTCCGTCGT